CTTCTCAGCGGTCTTAGCAGCCTTCTTGGCGTCGCTCTCGACCTTCTTCGCGGCCTTCGCAGCTTCCTTCTCGTCCCACTTGGCTTGCTGAACCTTGACGCTCTCGGGATCGAGATGCAAGACCCATTGCAGAGCCAGCGCAAACGCGGCTTCGGTGTTACTGGGCTTAACGACGGCGATCAGATGTTTGGCGATCTCCAGATTCTCCAAATCATCCTTGATGGCCTTGGCGGACTGCATGTAAGCGACAGGAGCAAACGACTTGGGCGCGGCATCCTTGCCCTTACGCTTGGCCTCATTAAGCTCCTTCACACGGGCCTGCACCTTGGGCACAAACTCGTTAGGCGGCAGCGTCATGGCCTCATCAACGAAGTCAGCGCGCTCGTCCTCGGGCAAACGGGCCAAGGCGTAGGCATTGGACAGATTGATCTTGCCGGTGTTGATCAACTTAACGATCTCGGGATTCTGAATCTTATTGAGACCAAGACGCTGGGCAATCCAGGCCGGGCTCTTGCCCAACCGCTTCGCCAGTTCAGCCTCAGTCACCATCATGTTATTCGCCAGGATTCGACTAAGCTGCTGCGAATACTCCGCGGGCTTAGTCTCAACCTTATGCACATTCGCCATAAGCTGAGCTTCGAGAACTTCCACATCCGACATCGTGGCAATATCGATATTGATTTCCGCAAGCCCCGCGTCCTTCGCGGCATTGAGTCGATGAAGCCCATCGATCAGCTCATAAAACGTCTGGCCAGTCTCCTCATCTTTCTTCTTACGGACAGTGACGGCACCCAAAAAACCTTGCTGCTTCATTGAATCGACAAGACCGAGATAATCCTCGCGGGTACGGTCACAAGTACGCAACGCAATAGGATTATCCCGAACAAGACTAACAGCGACCTTCTTGACTTCGCCCATCTCTTGTTTCTCCGAATCATAAGTGGCGGTGTTACTGAATCATGAATCATATCACGATAATGATTCTGGTTCGCCAGTCAAACCGTATTAACGCATGGTTTCCTCCAGTAGACACGCGGTATTATAAATGACCGTGTACGTGCGCGACATACTATTATAAGGGAATAGCAACCCCAAAAGTAAATAAAAATAAAAATAATTTGCTGACGAAAATACCGCCCTACTCTCCCCTATATTTTTATACTTATATATAATAATATATAGGTAACATACATACCTATAGTCAGTCAGTCAGTGGAATTATTTTATTTTCATTTACTTTTAGGGTTGCTATCCCCTTATAATAGTATATCATTATATAGGCTGGCAAAAGGTATTTTGGTCAGTCAGTTATGATTCTGATTCAATATTTTGTCGGGAATGGAGAATCAGAATCATGCCGACTCGGACGCAAGCTATTGGCCAACTGTTGAATCATTTGACTCATGCTGATTTGTCGAACCTGTATAACAGTAACATGGAATGTCAAGTAAATGTGGGGCAAGATTCAGGGAATCGGGTCAACGGTGAATATAAGGGGCGCAAGTGGCACGGGTGGACAGATGGGCTAACCACTTGGAAATCTTTTCGTGTCCCATATTCTGCTAACAAGAACCCACACTATGATGATCCTGATATGAGTTTTGATCTCCAGGCTCATGCTGAGGGTATCGGCATGACTGGTTGGGATTGGAAACATCAGCTCAGTAGATGGGTGGCTTTTGACTTCGATGCTATCATAGGCCACGGAGATTCAGGTAATCAACTCTCGAAAACAGAACTCCAAGAACTCCAGGAAGTTGCACAAACGATTCCACATCTTACAATACGCCGGTCTACATCTGGTCACGGTATACATTTGTACGTGCATCTAGACCCGCCTGTACCTACAGAGAATCACACGGAACACGCTGCGCTCGCAAGGGCTATACTCGGTCAGCTAGCGGCATTGACGGGATATGACTTCTGTTCGCGTGTAGACGTGTGTGGCAGTAATATGTGGGTGTGGCATCGTAAAATGACGGGAACCAATGGCTTAGAGTTATTAAAACAGGGTGAGCCGTTGAATCAGCCACCAGTGAACTGGCGCGATCATCTAAAAGTTATTAAGCAGGGTAATCGTCCAGCGCGCATGCAGGACACAAATGACCCATTATCAGAACTTGCCGGGCAACGGGCCATGACAAAATTAGATGACACGCATAAGCAACTCATCAATTGGCTCCGTGAGAATAATGCTGTATGGTGGTGGGAACAAGATAAGCATATGCTGGTGACACATACATTTCATCTGGCACAAGCTCATGCTGATTTGAATCTAATTGGCTACTATAAAACGATGTCCGAGGGCAAAGAGGCGGGGATCGATCACAACTGTTTCCTGTTTCCTGTGCGTAATGGTGCGTGGTCCTTACGTAGATACTCGCGTGGCGTGACTGAGGATGCTTCATGGACCCAAGATGGCCAAGGTTGGACACATTGCTACTTCAATAGGCTCCCGGATTTAATGACAGCGTGTCGGGCCTATGGCGGGTTAGAGGATCAGAAGGGCGGATTCGTCTTCCGCGAGGCTGAGATGGCTATCGCCGCTGCACAACTTATGGGTATAAGTTTGCAGGTCGATCCCGCGTTCCAGTGTAGGCGGACGATGTTGAAGGAACATAAAGACGGTCGATTGATTATGGAAATCGACCGCGAGCCAAATGACTCACCGGATAAGATGATTGGTTGGCTCACAGATGGTAAGCAGCCGTGGTCGCGTATCTTCAATTGCAACACTGTTATAACCAAAGATCCCGATACCGCAAACTATGATGATTTAGTACGCCATCTTATCACAGCGAATCATGAGGATTCAGGATGGGTCATACATTCTGATGGTAACTGGCGTTATGAACCGATTACGCACATCAAACTGGGGCTAAAGGCCACGGGCCTGAACCTAAAAGATATTGATAATGTCTTAGGAGCATCAGTATTCCGGGCGTGGCGGTTAGTCAACAAGCCCTTCGAGTCAGAGTATCCTGGTGACAGAGAATGGAACAGACATGCGGCACAATTCCGCTATATGCCATCGGAGTCTATGGATAATCTAAAATATGGCACTTGGCTCAAGATTCTCGATCATTGTGGTAGCGGCCTCAATGATGCGGTTCAACGGAATACTTGGGCACAAGCTAACGGTATACTGACCGGGGCCGATTATCTTAAGTGTTGGATTGCTTCGTTGTTCCAAGAACCGACGGAGCCTTTGCCATATCTATTCTTCTATGGCAGCGAGAATAACGGTAAATCGATTTTCCACGAGGCCCTAAGTCTACTCGTCACACGTGGGTATCAACGTGCCGATTTAGCACTGACTACTCAGTCTGGATTCAACGGCGAGCTAGAAGGTGCCATCTTGTGTGTAGTTGAGGAAGTGGATTTAAGCAGCAATAAGCAAGCCTACAATCGTATCAAAGACTGGGTAACATCCCGGCAACTCAACGTCAGACATATGTACCGCGCGCCGTACCACATTCCTAATACGACACACTGGGTTCAATGTGCCAATAACAGCGAGTTTTGTCCAGTGTTCCCGGGTGACACACGTATAACACTGTGTTATGTCCCGGCACTAGATCCATTTGACATCATACCCAAGAAGGCGATGATCCCGTTGTTGGAGAAGGAAGCATCAGACTTCCTAGCAGCGATACTGGGATTAGAGTTGCCTGTATCCCCCGATAGATTAAATGTACCGGTGATTACAACCGTCGAGAAGGAACAAGCACAGCAGCATAATAAATCTGCATTGGTTACTTTTCTGGATGAGTTCTGTGATTACTCGGCAGGGGCTAAGATTAAAGTTGGAGACTTCCACACGCAGTTTCATACGTGGCTTGATCCAAACGATCGGCCCGATTGGTCGAAGCAGTCAATGGCTCGTCGCCTACCGCCGGAGTACCCAAAAGGCCGGCAGCATAAAGACGGGCAACATTACATCGGCAACATAGCTTGGAAGGGTGTAGCCCCCACAGATATAGCCGCCAATAAGTATGTTTTACGCGGCCTATACTTGGAGGCATTAGACTAATGTTACGTGAGCTACTCGACAAATTAACAGCCGAACAGCAGAAGCTGCTGCTGTACTCCTTAGAGGAAGGGGCATCACGTTATATACGTGTCGGTGAGAAACAATTCATCGGCGTTAATGTCACTGGTATCCCCAATTTAAGGATACTAGATACACGGAATCAGTGGGCAGGTGGAGAGATGATCGAATGAGTAAGGAAACACGAGATCGCGATACTGAAGATATACGCGTACAGCATCGTCGAGAAGAATTAGACCAGATTGAAGCCGATTTAGATTTTGATGAAATTGAATCACGAATGTACCGTGCAGACCGTGAACGAGGCCGCAAAGACGACAAAGATAAGACACGTTGGGATTTACTTAATCAAGAGGTGCTTCGTGGGGTGGCTAATGTCTTAACATTCGGTGCCAAGAAATATGATGATAACAACTGGATGCATGTAGAACATGCTGAGTCCAGATATTATGCAGCCATGATGCGACATCTCGACCGGCATCGACTAGGTGCGGAACGGGACCCCGAATCGGGCCGGCCGCATTGGGCACATTTCATGTGTAACGCGATGTTCTTGGCATGGTTCATGCAGAAGGATCTTGCTATGGGAACCATAGATACCAAGCCGCCATGTAATGATTGTGTGGCGGGCTTCTGGTGGCAAGATGGCAAGAAACTATTACCAGAAGGACTTCCTGACCCCGGCGCTATTGCTGTGTCGCCAACCATCTACCATGAATCCGAGACACCGCCGCCGGGTTCTTATATCCATGAGTATGCGTTTTGTCCCGAGTGTGGAGAGAGAATAGACTGATGAACCTACTCGACGCCTTCAATGATCTAAATAATCAGACAGCCCGCTCGGGTGACAAGAAAGTTCTTCGGGCGCCATTTGGTTATCCTGGTGGGAAATCACGATCAATTAAGCATATCTTGCCGCTACTGCCCTATCGAGATATCTATGTCGAACCTTTCGGTGGATCGGGCGCGGTACTGATTGCGCGGAATTCGTGTAAGCTGGAAGTGTTCAATGATCGCTACGCGGGTGTTATTGCTTTCTATCGATGCATCCGTGACGGCAACAAGTTAAATCAGCTCATTGATCGCCTTGAACTGTCTATGCATGCCCGCGAAGAATTCGTGTGGTGTAAAGCTACTTGGGAAGGGTGTGCTGATGATGTAGAACGTGCTGCTCGCTGGTACTGTATGATGCGGATATCTTTTGGTGCCAAGGGCCGCAACTGGGGACGGGCAACTGGCATCGAAGGCAGCTTAGTCGGTGCTATAACAGGCAAACTGCCACTGTTTCCGCGTATCCATGAACGTATGTGTAATGTACAAATTGAGAATCAGGATTGGGCAGACTGCATACAAGACTATGACGATGAGGATGCCGTCTTTTATCTTGATCCGCCGTACCTGAACTCAGATGGCAGTATGTATAAAAACAAAATGCTGCCAGATGATCATCGACGACTGCTAGATACCGTGATGGATATGTCAGCCTTCGTAGCGGTATCTGGTTTCCCGAATCCGCTTTACGATAGCTACAACTGGGATGGGGCGTTTGAGTGGCAAGTAACCTCAACGATTAAGGGTCTAAATACCGGCGATGGTAACAACAAGGGTCATCTGCGACACCTTGAGACCCGTGATAAGCAAACCGAACGTCTTTGGATTAAGGAGTAATATGCCGTGGCTAAGTGTATGCACCATTGGAACGGGAATCAGGTATGTGCTATTGATACAGAGACGACGGGCCTGGACCCCAGTAGACATGAGATTTGGCAAATCAGCATCCTGCCACTGGATTCAAACTTCCGGCCTCGTCAAGACGTGATGCCGTTTTACATCGAGATGCAGATTGAGAATCCTAATGGTATTGACCCTGATGCAATAAGAATGAATCGGGAGCAACTATCTAGAGCTATGGACCTCGGCCATGATCCTCTCAAAGCTATTGATATGCTGCGAGAATGGATCACAAAACTCAAGTTGCCCGTTACGAGATGGGGTAATCCACATAAGATCATTCCCCTGGGTCACAATTTTGCGTTTGATAGGGCATTCATGCAGCGGTGGCTTACTGTGGATACTTATGATGAGTTCTTCCACTATCATTATAAGGACTCCATGCTAACTGCCCAGTTCATGAATGACCGGGCAGCTATGCATGGAGCGAAAGTACCCTACTCGAAAGTAGGTCTACAATGGTTAGCCACAAAACTTAAGATTCAGACGGAACGGGCGCACGATTCTCTTCAGGACTGCATTGCGACTGCTGAGGTATATCGTCTACTCTGCTCACAGGGAGTTTGGGGGTGAGCCAAATAGTAGACATGCCCCCGAGTTCGGCATCAATTTTGGCCCGGTGCGCTAAGAATCTATTAGGCGAGCCGCCGTGATGATCAGGAGCATAGCCTATGCAACGTGCATAGGCTGTCTCTTGATTTACGCAGGCATCAAAACACAACATAGTAAATTGCTTGACGCCCAGTTTCTTAGCTATCCTGATAGCGCATAAGACTGTTAGCGAACTGGAACTCATCTCCAGATCTACCGGATGGAAGATGATTTTATCCTTGAAGTCCGAGTAGAAATGTCTTGACTGATAGGCCACAAACAACTTGCCTCTGGCAGGTCTACATGTACCCTGCAAACTAGTATCCTGTTGCGCGCCGTACACAGGATTTGGTAGATTCAAGCTTTCTACCTTGTGTATAGCATCATTCATCGCAATAACGGGCCACTTGCGATTAGAGAAATCCGCAGTAGATAGTTCATCTAAGCTTGGACCTTTCCCCACCAAGTAACAACCCCGCCTCTCAAAGTATTCCCTTTCGCTCCCAAACAGTTGCGATCCCTCGGAATTAGGGTACCATCTCAGCGTACCCGGCACCCTCGTGTACCGAAGATCCAAATACTCCGTGACTTGTTTGTTGCTTCGTGGAATCCAGATAGTACCATCTGCGGCTCTTCGAATCCGCATACCATATAATTCTGTGGGGACATCCTTGAAGGTATGTACGAACTTCTCTTCTGGCATATTCACGGTCTCCTTAAATCTGCGGCTGGCTTGATTATGTGTGATGATGGGTGTAGTATCACCTATACCCATATCTTTGTCAAAGATCTTACAATAGATGGCGGGAATATTCGCAATCGTAAGTTCCCCAATCATGAAATATTTAGCCAACACACCGGCTAAAATACGCTGATCCCATACCGTAGGGGAATTCTTCTGGGCTGCTACCCATAATCCCACTAATTGTCGCGCCCGTTCGGTATTTTTCAGAAAAATCGTGCCACTAAGTAGTTCTTTACCGTCTTTATAGTGGACGCCAATATCCGCTTCGAGTTCTCTGAAATAATCTAACGACCCGGTCACGGTAGCATCGGCGTCGATATACAGAATATTGTCTGTTGGGAACAACTTCAGCATGTCAGCCAGAAACTCGGGCTTAATCCCGCAGTTTGATACCCAATCTCCGCGTGACGGGTAGCCAGCTATATGATGCTTAACACCATTTTCTAGCAACGAGGCCCGTAATAGTTCTACTTCTTGCTGGTATGGCGTATCTATTGTATAGAAAGCTACGACACGTATGCTATTCACCAAACACCCCCTCGGTCAAGATGGTAAATGTGTTATCATGCTCGCTACAAGTATCTTCGGACAGGAGGTTATTGTATTTTTGCGCGATATCACTACCACCAAACCAGTGTAGACCTACTGTATCCTTGTGTAATTGGCCTAAATTATATCTACGCTCGAATACACAACGCATACGACTATACGGCCAGGGGTATACAGTATGCATCGGGATGTTATAGAAACTTAACTCCGGGTACGTTTCTTTTAAATCCTCCCAGGCAGATCTGTATGTTAGAGCCTTGCTGAATTCTGGGCCATACAGCATCCAATAAATCGAACGGCACCCGACACACTGATACTTCTCCGGGTTATAGCAACTGTATGCAAACTTAGCTACATCCCGGAAGAATGGATTATTGGGTGTCGAAAACATAAATCCAATCAACAGATTCGTGCCATCGGAACATACCCCAGTGTTATGGCTTCCAGCTACCATACTATCGTGTAATGCATCTAGGCTACGCAGAAACAGAATATCGAAATCTGCGTACCAGCCGCCTTCTTCCGCCAG